TATGCTTTTAGTGGGCGAAGAAGTTTAGTCCACTTTTGCGATTTTATGGAATGGGATCGACCGACCGACAACCGAGTTTACATTAAGCGTAAAGAAGTGCTGGATTGCGTATTATATTACTTGAATAAAACGGCATTGGACAATACGATTAAAAAAATCGCCATATCGTTGCCGCCAAGTTTTGCCAAATCCTATTCTGGTAATTATTACACGGCTTGGCGATTAGGAATGAATATCAACTCGTCAATATTAAGAATATCAGTTGGCGATAACTTACTTAATGGATTTTCACGGTCAATTAAGGACTTGATTTCTTCCGATGAATTTGCCGAAGTGTTCCCGAACTTTGTTAAATACGGAAATAAGCCGTTTGAGAAAGAAAAAGATAGCGATTGGAAAATAAAAGGGTCAGATTTAACCACTAATCACTTTATAAGAACTCGTGATGGGCAATTAGTTGGAACACGAGCCAAGTCCGATATTATCTTTGACGATATTACCAAAGGGCTTGAAGAAGCATATAATGACGATTTACACAAGAAGATTTGGCAACAGTATTTGACCGAGTGGCTCAACCGTAAAGATGATGATAATGTCAAGTTCATTTTCTTGGGAACGATGTGGAATCCGTATGACTTGTTGAATATGGTTACCCAACTTGAAGAACGCAACGGTGGATTGATACCGTCTAAACATTTCAAGTATGCTTGGGAAAGTGCTGATGGCTCATTCGTGTCTATTCGTGTTCCTTTGTTAGATGAAAACGATAAATCAACTTGCGAAGGGGTAACATCAACTCAACAAGCGTTAATGCTGCGTGAACAAACTGATCCATTCTTATTCAGTTGCGTTTACCAACAAAACCCGATAGCACCAAGTGGACTTGAATTTGCTTGGGAAAACTTGCGCCAATTTACCGAATTGCCGACCAATCTAAACTCGTATGCTTTTGCCGTTATTGACCCAACACGAAAAGGCAAAGACAACATTTCAATGCCGATAGCGTGTGCGACAAGTGATGGCGAAGATCATTATGTCATTGATTGGTATTACAAGAAAGTGGCTATGACCGAAGCGTATGATGACATTGTAGATAAAATCATTTACCACCGAATTACTTTACTCACGCTTGAAAACAACACCGATACATCGTTAAAGTCGATATTGGAAATGAAACTTAAAGAACGGAATTATCGGGATTGCGTTATCAGCGAAAAGTATAATGTGGCGAAGAAAGAAATGCGTATCAATGCGATGCGTGGAATTGTGGTTAGACGAATGGTGTTTAAGAAAAAAGGTGTTGTTCCGGCTAATAGCGATTACGCAAGGGCTATGGAAGCACTCACTAAATATTCATTTGATTATGCTAACAAGAATGACGATGCCCCCGACAGTTTGGCACTATACGCAAGTGAGATTATTCAAGGTGGAAGTCGCAATCGAGTTGAGATTTTGGATAGGGCTAAACTTGGATTCTAATTTATTAAGTAATTTAGGTGGTATAATTAAAATGTATCAATATGAAAGTATGAAAGGCGGACAAAATGGCGTTTGAGAAAGACGGAGTAAAAATTAGCATTAACGAGCAAAACTTTTTTGGGCGAACTGTATTAAAATCATCGTTTGACGAAAGAGAACTCAACCAACTCAACTTGATTACGGCACTCAAAGATGTTTTGCCCGATCATTTCAAAAACAGAAAAGAAATTGATTATCTTATCGGTGTTTATCGTGGCAATCAAGACATTCTAAACAAAGTCAAACTAATCCGTGAAGATATAAACAACAAGGTCGTTGAGAATCACGCTTTCCAAACGGTTGATTTCAAAAAGGGCTATGTCTTTGGCGACCCAATTCAGTATGTTCAGCGTGGCGACAGTTATAAAGACGAGATTGATGAACTCAATCGCATTATGCTTGAAAATGATAAGCAAAAGAAAGATATTGACTTGGCTGAATATTTCTATATTGCCGGACAAGCGTATCGTATCGTCTTGCCAAATAGCGACCCATTAAAACCTGTCGTTTTCTATACCGTCAATCCAAAAGATGCTGGTGTTGTCTATTCAACGAGTTTTGAAGGAGAGCCGTTATTCGCTTTCTATCTAACGCCTAAAATGAATCACAAGACGAAAGCCGTGTATTACATCATTACGGTTTACACTCGTCAGAATATCTACATTTTCCAAACCAGCGATATTGTTAGTGAATTTGGCTTTGACAAATTGCAAATCAGTTATATCAAAGACGAACAGCCCGAAAGAGAAACGAACTTTTTGGGCTATATACCGATTATTGAATATCCGTTGAATAGCAATCGTATGGGGATTGTTGAATTGGTGTTAGGCAGTATCAATGCACTAAACAAGATTACTTCAAACGACATTGACGATATTGAGCAATTTGTGAATAGTTTGTTAGCGTTGTTCAATGTGGATATTTCAACCGATGAATATCAAAAAATGGTTCAATCGGGTGCTATCAAGTTAGTTTCAAGTGGCGATCGTTCACAACAAGCCGACTTGAAGATGATTACGAATAAACTCCAACATACCGAAACCAAAGTGCTTTATGACCGTATTTACAACAATATGCTTACGATTGCTGGTGTGCCACGAATGACCGAAAAGAGTTCAAGTGGCGATACAGGTCAAGCACGACAGATTGGCGAAGGGTGGACAATGGCAGATGAACGAGCCAAGCAAGACGAATTAGCGTTTAAGTCAAGCGAAAAGCGTTTCCTTGAAATCGTCATTGGCATTTGCGAAAGAAAGCCGACCACGAACATTCGCAATCTACGCACATCGAACATTGAAATTAAGTTTACTCGCAACAAGAGTGATAACATTCTTGTTAAGACCCAAGCGTTGATGAACTTGCGTAATGCTGGAGTTGAGCCATATACTGCATTTAATGTTATCGGACTATTTAGCGATAGTAATGCCGTTGTCAATGCGTGTATTGCTTACTATGGCGAAGATTTTTGGAAAGACATTAGCGATAACGATGTAAGCAACATTGTGAACGAAAATGCCAACACAACCGAAAGTTAGTATCATTATTCCGTTTTACAATGTTGAAGATTATATTGACAAGTGCCTATTATCAATCTTGCCACAACTCAACGACTTTTGCGAGTTGATCTTGATTGACGATGGCTCAACCGATAGGACAATTCAACGAGTGGAAAACAGATTAGCGTTATACGATAAGAAAGTAATTTTCCACAAGAAACGGAAAAATCAAGGCATATCGCACTCACGCAATTTAGGATTAGAATTAGCGACAGGCGAGTATCTTGCTTGGATAGACGGCGATGATTGGGTTGAGAAAGATTATATCGACCAAATCTTCAAAGCCGTTAAGAGCAATAAAGACATTTATTTGATTACTTGGCAAAATGCTAACGGCAAAAAAGAAATCTATCGGTCAATCAATTTGCCACGCTGGAATGTATCTACTTGGTCGAGAATTTGGAAAAGGTCGATTATCCATACAAAGTTTGATGAAAATCTTGTTTGGGGAGAAGATGGTGCGTTTTTAATGGCAAATATGAATAATGCTTTATCGGTTGGTTATATTCCGTATGTGATTTATTACTACAACAATAACCGACAAGGCAGTTTGACAACGGTAAGACCACCAAAGCATAAGGAATAGTTGTGATATAATTATATTGTAATAGCACATAAATTGTGATATAGTTAGTGCTTTACATATTTGCCACCTATGGCTAAATAGGACTTTCTACGATGGTGTGGCGCACCTTAATAGCCAAGAAAGGTAGGGTATGTAAATGCCGAATTTATTAGAAAAGTTAGTCGAAGTTATTGGAGATGAAGGTAAAGCGAAAGAAGTCCAAAGCGCACTAGGCGAATTTATGTTGCCTAAAACGGAATATGCGAAATTGCGAGATCAATTGAAAGAACGAGAAACTGAACTCGAATCAATCCGCACTTCGAGTATGTCCGAAAAAGAAAAGTTTGAACACGAATTAGCGAAAGCACAAAATATTCAAAAAGAATATAGCATTAAGACAAATCGACTTGAAGCGGCAACGCTATTCACACAAGCCGGATTATCGAAAGAAGCGTATGAAACTTTGTTGGATAAAGCCGTTAGCGAAGATCGTGATAAAACACTTGGACTTGTTAATGACTTCATCGGGCTATTGGGTAAAGAAAAAGAAACTGTGGCGAATAAGACGAAACAAGAACTTATCGACCAAACAAAGAAACCCGAAGCCGGCGATGGAGATAAAGCAAAACCTTCAACTTTCAGAACTCAATTCTAAAAAGTAGCCCTAATGGGCAGAAAGAAGGAATTAAAATTTTATGGCTCGTCAAGACACTCTATCTATTAAACTTGAAGATGGCGTAACCGCTGCCGAATTAGCCGAAGGGTATGGCCCGGTTATTGAGAATGTTTATTCTCGTGCGATTTCCAACTTCTTAAAAGCGACCAATTTCTCTGGTGATCCGTCTACTGGCTCGGTCGAATTCAAACGCTTTGAAACTGCGTTGTCCCAAGCATACGGAACGGCTCGTGCTGCTGGTGCTGGCGATGATGTTCAATCGAAACCTGTGGTTGTGAACATCGACAACGATAAAGAAATCGTTGAAGAAGTTGAAATCAAAGATGTTAAGTTGTATGGGGTTGCCGATATTCTCGGTCGCCGTCAGCGTGAACTCACTCTGTCGATGGTTAAAGAATTGGATACCGCTTTCTTTACTGAAGCATATCAAGAAGGCACGGTTACTTCCACTTCATCTTCGGACATTAACGACAAATTGGAAGATTTGATTGTTGCCACCGAAACCACCTACAATTCGTTTATTGACGGTTTGGATCGTGATATGTTGGCGTTGGTTGTTTCTCCGGCCACTCATTCCGCTATTCGTAAACTCGTTGATGATTTGCCCACGCAAGACAATTTCTTTGCTCGTGGTGCTGTTGGAATGTTCCACGGTGTTCCCCTGTATGTTTCGCACCACCTTCCGAAAGAAAGCGGTAAAGCCGTTACTGCGTTCTGCTTAATGCCTGGCGCTATTGCCCAGCCGGTTACCATTGACGGTTATGGTGCTGAACGGATTCCGTTGTCCAATGCGATGGCGCTTGAATTGTTCTACTCTTTCGGTGTTCAAGCGATTGTTCCCGAAGCGATCCGTTATTTGGGCGATGCTTACTCCGCTTCTTAATTAACTAATTGAAGATTAAGAAAGGGGAAGTAGTAATCACTATTTCCCCTTCTAATTGGGAAAAGTTTAAGTTAGCCGGTTGGAAGCGAGTTCAAGACCCGAAACGAGAGAAAATCAAGGAATACAACGAGAGAGCAAAACAGAAGCGATTAGCGAAAGGCGGTAGCGAATAATGCTTACACAATTAAAATTATTACTTGGCATTACAGACACATCAAAGGACACATTACTCACTTTGTTGTTGAATATCGCTGCCGACAAAGCGTTGAGAGTTCTGTTCCCTTTTGAAGAAAATGTCGATGAATTGGTGCTACCGAACAAATACAATTATTGGGTAGTTCAAGCGGCACAACAGATGTATCAAAGTTTAGGGAGTGAGCAAATCCAATCGTATTCTGAAAATGGATTGTCGATTTCATATCGAGATATTCAAAGTGGAATTAGCGGTGGGTTGCTGAATGAGTTAATCCCAAATGCGAAAGCGTTAGGATAGGGAGTGGCTTATGGCTATATTACCTATCACGAGTTGGCGTAAACAAGTTTATGTAGCCCACTTATCCACGATCAGTAATGTTGGCGGTAATCAGACAAAGAATTATTCAAGTCCTGTTGCCTACACGATGAATGTTCAGCCATTAAGCGACAATGCACGAATTGACAGTTTTGGTGCTAATGCCAAGAAAATGTATCGTGCGTTAATCAATAGTGCCGACACAATCATTAAAGAGTTCGATGTTGCCTATCTTGAAAGTGCAAGTCCAAGTGGCGAAACGGTCAATGGACAAAATGCTAACTTTATCGTCAGACGAGTAGCGAAACAAAACACGGTTACGATTATCTACTTTGAGAGTATGAAAAGTCCGTAATGAAACAGAAATACGATTTGTTTGACGAAATTGGCTTACTTGTTCAAGATTGGAAAGAAGAAATCAAACGAGTTCAAGTGGCACAGGAAAATGTAATGCGAAGAATTGCAAAAGAAGTTCCATTACAGTTTGATACATTCGCTTCGGCAATTGAAGATGTTGAAAATTACGATGCCGTGTTGAATTATAGTAAAGTGCTAAACATCACACCGACCAAATCTTCATTTAAGATTATGGCGAATGATGAACAAGCGACTTATGCCGAATATGGCTATGGTATCGTTGGTAAGCGAAGTCCATATCAAGGTGGAGAAATCTTTGGTGGAGATAGTGTGGTAGGGTGGCAAGGTTATGATTTAGATAGCCGATACAAGCACCCCGAATTACGATATTGGCACTACAAGGATAAAATCACTTGGGGTCAAAAATCGACACCTACTTATTTCAACACTTATACTTGGAGTGTTACTAACATTCCACTAATGATTAAAGAAGAATTTACAAAGGCGGTGGCTAAATGACAACGGAAGAAGTATTTGACGAAATATTTTCTACATTAGAAACGCAATTACAAAATCCGTTGCTCAATCCATACGGTGCTACTGCGTTATCGGTTATTCCGTCATTTGATGAAACGCAATTCCCTACGATTGTGTTAGAGCAATTTAATTTCGGTTTGAATAGGGAAACGCTGAATAAAGCCGAGAAGAAGTATTTAATTAGTATTCAAGCCGATGTATTTGCTATCAATCAAGGAACGACACACGCAAGAACGATTGCGAATGAACTAACTGAATTAGTTAGAACTGTCCTTGAAGATACTTACGGCTTTCAGTTAGTTAGTTCCGAGCCGACACCTAATCTTGTAGAAAATGTCTATCGAAAGACATCAAGATTTACGGCTTTGGTTGATAACGATACAAAGGTCATTTACAGATTTGAATAAAATCGGAAAGGAAATATTAAATGGCTGCTAATGCACAATCCGACATTGGAATTGAATTATGGGCGAGTGCCACAGGCGGTGCTGCGACTTACACCAAACTTATCGATGTAACCGCTGTTCCAGCAACAGGCGCACCACAAGGCAAATTGGAAAGCACCGTGTTGAGTTCTCCCAAGAAACAATATGTTGCCGACCGTGAAGATTTGCCCGATTTGGAATTTACCTTCAACTACATCGCCGCTAACAAAACTGCCGTTGATGCCGTTGTGGATCAACTGTATTACTTTATGATTGTCTATGGCGATGGTAGTGGTGCGGTTATCTATGGCGAAGGCAATATGTGGGTCGATGCCGTGAGCCGTGGTAGTGTTGTTTCCGCCAAACTTAATGTCGTTCCGCAATCTATTGAATTGCAAACGGCTGCTCAAGTTACGGCATTGAAGAATCCGTCTTAACAACTAATTTCTGAAAGGAGAAAAACAGATGGCTAAATTAAAAGTAGATATTGGTGGTGGTAATTATTTCTTTGAATTGGATCGTGCATCAATTCGTTGGGGTGAAGGCATTGGGTTTTCTATGGAAGATTTCAAGGCAAAACCTTTAACTCAAACGCAATTGATGTGGGCTATGGGGTTACACAAACACCACCCGACTTTACAGGTTGAAAAACTATTCAAGTTATTCGACCAATACGCAAGTGAAAACGGAGATTTTGAAGAAGTTTATGAGTTTATCGTAAACCAATACCAAACTTTTTTGTTAGCCACGCTGGAAGATTCAGAAAAGCCCAAGAAGAAAGCGGAGATCGTAGATTAGACGAATCCGTTGAAGCAATCGAGCAAGAGAAAATCTACTCGGTTGCCGACTACTTCGACAAACAATATCCATACGCAATTATCTACGGTATGTCTTACGATGATTATTGGCACTCAACGCCGGAATTATTTTGGGCATACCGTAGTGCGTATGAGATTAAAATTGACGAAGATGTGGACTTTAACAACTTCAAAGCGTGGCTCAATGGCTTATATGTATTCAAAGCGTTCCATACGGTTGAATACAATATGAATAGGCAAGAGAGTGACGAGCCGACTGACTACTTTGACAAGCCGATTGATTGGAAAGGCGAATATGCCCGACAACAAGCCGAAAAAGATAAAGTCAAGAAACAAGAAGCGTTGGAAATCAATATGAAAATACTTCTGTCCAAATGGTCGCAGAAAATAAATAAGGACAAGAAAGGTAAATAGGTTGAATTATGGCTAATTACGCTGTTTCAAAACTAAATTACGAAATTACGACAAGCGTTGCCCAAGCGATTGCTCAAATGGAGAAACTTGATTCTCGTTTGACGAAATTGGAAGGCAACACAAGAAAATCAACAGATGCCCTACAAAAAATGGCTGGAACAATGAGTTCATTCAAGAATATTGTAATGACTTCATTTGGTTTCGGGTCGTTGCAACAGGGCATTTATACGATAACTAATTTATTTCGTAATGGCGTAAAAGAAGCCACTAATTTTGTTGAAAACTATAACCTTTTTAATGTTGCGTTGCGTGGAAACACAAAAGACCAAATTAAGTTTCAGTATGAATTAAATCAAGCGTTCCGTAGTAATATGACGGAAACTTTACGCTATCAAGGGTATTTCCAAGCGTTAGCCAATTCGTTGCGCATTACTGACGATGCTTCGACTGTCCTATCCCAAAATCTTACCAAATTAACTTATGATTTTGCTTCGTTGTATAATGTCGATGTGGCTACGGCTCAATCTAAATTGGCGAGTGGCATTATCGGTCAAACAAAACCGTTAAGAACTTTAGGGATAGATGTTACGATGCAAACGCTACAACCTTATCTTGCCGATATGGGAATTAGTAAAAAAGTTAGTGAATTAACTCAAGCCGAAAAAGTCCTATTGCGTTATATTGCAATTCTAGATCAATCATCAATTGCTCACGGAGATTTTGCGAGAACGATTGAAAGTCCGGCTAATCAGTTGCGTATTTTATCCACGCAATTTGCTGAACTCACTCGTTGGATTGGAACAATGTTTATCGGTGCAGTTGGTCGTGTATTGCCATATATCAACGGTGTTGTTGGTGCATTGAAAGAAATGTTTAAGTGGGCAAGTTTAGCGTTTGGATTTAATGTTGAAGATTATGACTATTTAGCCGAACAACCCGACATTATTGGCGATATTGAAGATAGTATTGATGGTGCGACAAGTGCTTCGGACAAACTTAAAAAGAGTTTAATGGGCTTTGACGAAATCAATAACATTACTGAAAATACAGCCGATAATCTATCGCTTGGTGGAACGACTTGGGTATATGATAAATTGCTTGAACAAATCAAGGGCTATGACAATTTAATGGCTGGTGTTAGCGAAAAGTCAAGAGAAGTTACGGATAACATTATGAGTTGGCTTGGGTTTAGCAAGGAAGTAAATGCTCAAACCGGCGAGATTACATACAAATACGAAGGCATACAAAAGACAGTTGAGAATATGTTTAACTCATTTATTGGATTGGCTCAACAGTTTCAATTGCAATTCTCATTGATCGTTGGTTTAGTTAGTTCATTGATGTTGATGAAATTGGCTGGTTGGCTCGAAAGTGCAAGATACCAATTTACGCTATTTATGATGGCGGTTAAGAGTGGGCAGATTTCTTGGACAGCACTCAACCTATCAATTGCGGCATCTTCAGCAAGTTTAGCCGTAATGACATTAGGAATTACTGCGTTTGTGTATGCCGTTCTTGAAATTAGTAAGGTTTGGGATCAGTTGTCCAAAACCGAACAAGCAATCGTTATCTTTAATGGGTTAGCAGCCGCTGCTATGGCGGCAGCGTTGGCAATTGCCGTATTCCACACATCTTGGACAGTTGGTGTTGGTGCTGCCGCTATTGCTGCCGGTATCGCAGCACTATTAACTACATTTGCAATTATTGATAGCAAGACCAAAACGGCTACAAGCAAGATTGGTGCAAAAGGTGTTCAAAAGGCAACGGTAGGTGCTGGTGGTTATACGGCAACTTCTCCGTCTTGGCAATATGGCAGTAATCAAATCCCGATGTATGCCGATGGTGGGTTCCCAACAAAAGGTCAAATGTTTATAGCGAGAGAATCGGGCGCTGAAATGGTTGGTAGCATTGGTGGAAGAACTGCCGTTGCGAACAATCAAGACATCGTGAGTGCCGTAAGCCAAGGTGTTGCGAGTGCCGTTGCTGGTGTTATGGGCGGTGGCAATAGTGATGTTACGGTCAATATTGAGTTGGACAATGTAAGAGTTGGACAAGCACTTATTCGTTCTGTTAATCGGGCTACGATTGCAACAGGCGAAACTGTGCTATCATATTAAGTGAAGGGAGAATAAGATATGGCGCAAGTGTATCATATTCGGACAATTAACGGTCAAGTTCCACCTATTCCTAAATCTTTGGACATAGAAGAAAACACAATTGATAAAGACAGTTATCGTAGTGCGAGTGGGTTATTAAAAAGAAATGTGTTAGGATTTAAAATGAAGTTCTATCTTGTTTTTTCAAAAGGAATGAGCAAAACAGACCTTCAATCACTATTGACATTGTTAAACTTACCAAGTTTTGTTGTTGAGTATGAAGATATTTATGACGGAACAATTAAAAGTGGAAACTTTTATTGTGGTAGCAAAAAAATAAAACCGTTATGGATTAAAGATGAGAATAACACAGACATTTTGTTTGATGATTTCTCCATAAACTTGATTGAGTATTAGGTGGCAATATGCTAACTGTAAGCACAGGTTTTCAAGAAGCGATCAAAAGTAGTGCGGTTTATTCTAACGGATATGTTGTCATTGATAATGGCACAACCGAATTAACCTTTGATAGCGATGAATTAACTAAAATAGAAATAAGCGGTAGTGCTTTGGCAAATGACAAAGTGTTGGGTAATCTTGCTCAACACTCTTTGTCTTTGGAATTGCTTGGCGATCAAACGGCTAACATCGACTTAACGAAAGAAAATATCGTTAGGGCTTTTATTGGCGTTAAAGTCGGCTCGTCATTTGAGTATGTTCAGTTTCAAGATTTCTTGATTTTGGAGTGCAGTTATTCGGACACAAGTAATGTTACGACTATTTCCGGCGCAGATTATTTAATTCGTTTGAATAAAGAATATGTTGATACGAATGATTATACAAGCCCGATTACTTTGATTGCCTATATCCAATCGGTTTTAACTTTTTGTGGATTAGGTTTAGAGAATACGAGTTTCTTAAATAGCACTTATTCGTTTGCGAGCGCGCCTTTTAGCGATTTTGTTAGTGCGAAAGAAATTATCCAAAAGGCAGCCGAATTAGCGTTGTGCTATGTGGTTATCAATAAAACCACGAACAATGTTGAGTTTAAGAGTGCGTTTGAAGTAATGCCGACTACCGAAACTCACGCTGATCTATCGGCTTACACTCACGAAGATTTAAGTGCGTTCTCACATTTCACTTTAAGTTTTGGAACAGGTGGCGATGAAGGTTTGGATAAAAACAATTATTGGAACTTCAAACTTAAAGACCATAATTTCGGGGCTAACGGTGTTAATACTTTGGTGCTTGGGTTAAGCCAAGTTGAAGGCGAAAATAACACAGTTGAGAATGGTGCTAATGTTGCGATTGACGGTAGCATAGAAATCAAGATTATGGACAACGATTTTATTAACACCGAAGATAAACGCTTGTCCGTTATTAACGCTATGTTTACTGCGATTGACGGCTATAAGTTTCAACCTTATGTGCTTGATTATATTGGTTTCCCTTATCTTGAATTAGGCGATTTAGTTGTCGTTGAAAAAATGGATAACACGCCAATTGCCGTGCCTATCTTTGAAACGATGATTAGATATGACGGCGGGCTATTAGGGCAAATAAAGGCGATAGCGCTTAATAAGACACAGACGAGTAATAAGTATCTATCCCAAGCAAAACAACGCATACGGAACGCAGAAATCCGTGTAGACAAAGTTGAAGGCAATATTACTCTAATTGCGAGTGAAGTTACCGAGTTGGGCGAGAATTATTCGTCATTACAAGTTACAGTAGACGGAATTAACGCTACGGTAGCCGACCAAGAAGGGCGAATTACTACGGTTGAGCAATCGGTAGATAGCATTACCGACACGATCAATTCGGTCAATGACGATTTACAACAAGTAAAGACGGTGTTTAGAGAAACAGCCGATGGCTTTGAAATTACCAAGACGGTTGATTTAGGCGATGGAAATGTCAAGATTGCTTCAATTACTTCGGGGTTTGATGTCGATAACAATACTTATATAAAGATTGACGATGGCGGTAGTGATGTCGCAATTATTCAATCAAACCAAATGTCAATCGCTAATGCCGTGATTACCAATTCATTAACGGTTGGAAATCACAAAATCACATCATTTAGCACGGGCGATACGATTTGGCAGAAGATAAGTTAAGGAGAACTCAATGGCTATTTCAATTACAAGTAGTGTAAATCTTAATGATACGACTAATGTTTCAAGTGGATTAGCCGTAACGATTACAGGAAAAACCAATCCGGCTTATCCTGTAAATTTTAGTTTGACGATTAACGGAGTTGAAATTGCTACGGCAACAAGCACTTCAACAAGTTTGACGATTACAGGCATTACGGCAAGTGAGATTTGGACTAACGCAAGTGGCTATTCATTCACTAATGCCGTTAATTTATTTGCGTATGAATGGTCAGACTTTGTTGGTGGAACGCTTGTTTCATCTACGAATAAATTAGGCAATCTAACAATCAATACCAGATTGAGCAATTTAAGCGTAACAAGTCCGACTACGGCAAGTCCTTTGGATATGGATTTGGCTAATCCTGTCAATATCATTTCAACCTTTACTAATCCACAAACAGGGGCTTTCTATGGGCGATTAAAGGGCTATGTTGGCAATTCAAGTGGTGGTGCTTCCACGAGTTGGACACAGGTTTTTTCAAGACCGCAATTCAATACAGGAACTAACTTTGATGTTGTCGATGTTGGCTATGACGATGAAATAATCGCTGCGATGGCAAGTGTTAGCCCGAAAGATATGAAGTTTGAGTTGATTACTCAATTCAAAACAGGGGCAAGTTCATACACCGATTTAAGTGGAGTTTCTGATGATTTTACGGTATCAAGTGCCGTTATCAAAGCGTTTATTCAAAAGTCCACAATTGCGTTCAATAACTTTACGATTAACGCTAATTTGGCTACGAATGATTTACCGTTCACTTTGAACAAGTTTGAAAGCACGGCAACGCATACGGTTAAGTTGTATGTGAATAGCGTGTTGATTAAAACGGTTACAGGCATTACAACGAGTGGATCGCTAGATATTACTTCAACCGATATTACGAATATGCTTTTGGCTACCGATCAAGTCAATTCGGCAGTTGCATATTTAACGGTTGAAACTTTTGTTGGTGCGACTTCTTATGGAACGAACAATTCAAACAATGTTACGGCAACGGTTGATAGTGGATATGTGCCTGTTATTTCGGCTCAATCCCACGCAGAAAATACGACTACGCCAAATGTGGCAACTTTAATTGGCAAGTATGTTAAACTCATTTCAACGATTAAGTTCTTGATTAGTGGGAATACCACTTCATCGGGAACACGCATTAAGCAAATCAAAGCGACCATTGGCTCACAAGTCATAACCGAAGATTATACTTACGCAAGTAATACGACAAGCATAACTAATGCCGACTTGATTACGAGTGCGTTGGCTAACTTTGGAACAGGCATTACGGCTACGATTTCAATTACCGATTGGCGTAGTCGCACAACAACTTACACTTGGAGTGATTTGGTAATTCTTGATTATTCATTCCCGACCGTTTTATCTATTGATGTCGCACGAGCCGATAGTGGTGGTGGTGCTAATCCGTTAGGTGTGTTTATGAATGTTGTATTAAACGCTTCGGTTAGTTCGCTAATCAATTCAACCGAAAAGAATGAGTTGTATTATCGTATTGGCTATAAGGTAGTTGGTGCTGGTGGTTACACTTACTATACGGCAGTTGATACTAACGCATTGACCTTTAATTCAACCGAAACAAAAGGAACTGCCGTTAGCCAAGAATTTGCTACAACTAACGCTTATGATATTGTCGTTGAAGTTTACGATGTATTGACGAGTGCGATTAAGACATTAGCGTATGATATATTGCCAAAAGGTTATGTGCCTTTACAAATTGGCGAGAATTATATTGCAAGTGGTAAAGTTCATAGTGGAGTTGGCATTATTGATGTTGGCGCTGATGCGAATAAAATCAGCATTAACCTTGACGGTGGTATTAAGTTTCCGGCTACGGCTAATGTTTCAACTAATGCGAATGTGCTTGACGATTACGAAGAAGGCACATTTACTCCTGAAGTAGCAGGAACTACAACAGCAGGAGTCGGTACGTACACTGTGCAAAAAGGTGAGTACACAAGAATTGGTAACTTGGTTAAATTCAAAATTGACTTAGAATGGTCAGCACATAACGGAACTGGAAACATTGTCATCAATGGGTTACCGTTCACTTCAGACGCAAACGGACGTTCAGCTGTCGCTATTTACGTTTCGGCACTGACGTTAGGAACTAACTATGTAGCGCAAGGCTACATTCCGGAAAACTCAACGCAGATATTCCCAACCAGATACACGATTGGTGGTAGTGCAGCAGGTGTGGTTCCGATGGATACAGCCGCAACATTATTCATCAGTGGTGAGTATTTTGTTTAACACAGAGTGTAAATCAAAAATAGCAAGTTAACTCTTTAAATTAACAGTTGGTGGTAGGGCAATCCATTTGCATCAATAGAAAGGAAAA